TGTTATGAAGATACTAAGAACCAGTATTTTATTTAGTATCTTCGGGGTTTTAATTGATGATCTTAATTTAAGGGGTGGTTCGCCCGGGGTCCAGTAGCGGTTTATGCTACTGCTCATGTCAAGGGCCTTTATGCGTGGACTACGCTTAAACCAATTATAACGATTTGATAACAATTTCATTTGCCGCCCCATCCTTGGCCTTTTAGGACTATCCCGAAAGTTGAGTAGACCCGACTCATAGTTCCGGTGCAAGTGCAAGTCAGGGATTCTGGCGTTTTGTCGTGAATGGATGATGTGATCTCATATTCAGCCGCGCAATCGCCGCATCTAAAGGTGTAATTAGGCATCGCTTCTACCCAGTTCATCCTTTAAAGCTTTAGCCACCGATTTAACTTCGTTCTCGGTGTTCTCTATGCCTACCACTTCGCATACCTGGCATTCCACTAAAACCATGCCTTCGGGCAGTGCCCCGAACTCTTCGCTAGTGGTGTGCGGCTGGACCTTTTTACACCTTCGACATCGGAAACGTAGCGTTTGCATAATCACTTCCTAAGAAATCCTGCATAGGGCGTAGGTGTTCTTGATTGACCCACCAATTAGAATTGGAAGCCGACCAGTGTTGACGAACCTTCGCATGGCTTATTGGTATCCATCCGATTAAGAAGTATTCGGGCGTTTTACCTGTAACTAATATAGCTATATCAGTATTACGATCTGATTGGCCTATGACTAAATGACCTTCGCGCCACTTAGTCCATTTAACTTCGATATTGCTACCTACATCGGCTTGATTCTTGAAGGTGTTAACCGTTGGCCTAAAGTCCTCTATGCCGAAAAATTTGGCAGTAGCAATTTCACTGCCTACTGACTCGGCCAATTCGGCTATGTATTCGTGATAGTTAAGCCCCTTATTCTTTCGCGTTGAATAGTTGGCTACGCTTTTCTGCTCGGTGGCACGCTTAAAACCAAGTGTGTGTGCATCTTCTTCTTCTTGGTAAGTAAGCGTTACCCGGACTATCGGCAAATCGCGCAGAGCCATAGTTCCGAATGTGTTGTTAGCAGTGATTTTTCAAACTGCTTTTCGCACTTATCGCAGTTTGCCCATCTGGCTATCACTATCGTTTCATCTTCATTAAAACGGACATAACTACCATCTGCCCGATACATTTCTAACGCGCCCATTTATTTTTTACCATTTTTTTCTGCTAGTAAAAGGTTTACATATATGTAATTAGCGGCCTGTTCTTCGGTTACATCTACAAGGCGCATAAGTTCAAAAACCCTTGCATGCCATAACAACATAATTTCATCTCTTTCAGTTATGGTCATTTTTTATCCCATTTGGCCGGGCACTGGTCGCCACGTTTTCCAGTGCAGACATAACCAGAATAGGGGCCTTTAGCACTAACACCTTCTTTGTATTGCATGACCCCATGCTTACATTCCGGTATTTGTGTGGCCCCTAAAGTCTGTTGCACTAGCTCTACGCCTTGGGCCAAGGTAGTTATTTTTGGTTCATCGGCAATAAAGCTTTCCCAGTTATTGGTTAAATCAGCTTCGATGCGAGCGCTGGTTCTGTCATTCTCTATCGCCGCTACCTTTACCATTTCTTCGCGGTTAGCCCTTGGTGCCTTTAACCCTTCTTTTGTAGTTGAATACTTAGGGTCGCCAGAATTTGTGATGCACCTTCCATACGCGCTGGTTTCTGCCTTCTCGAGCGCAAAAGGGGTTTTCATTGACTCCATGGCAAGGCCAGTGTAAATCGGTGTTGGATCATCGAAAAAGCGATACACCTTGGCCTTTACCCAAACGAATTCGCCATAAACACCATGGTCGGTGTCATAGCGCATTTCCGGGTTATCAGCTTTAAATAGTTCTATGCGTTCTTCTGCGGTCATGTATTTTGATAGGTCAAACATTTAACACCTCGGCTTCTTGGATAATTACATTATGGCCAGACTTGGCAAAATAGGCCCTTGCGTATTCGATTTGCTCGGGCAGTGTGAAAACGGTGCCATCTGGCCAGTTTTGAACCATGGCTAAACAGGGTGCGCAATATGATCGTTGCACATTCGGCTTGGTGATTGAATAGCAAGTAACGCTGGCTTGGGTTTGTGCTTTTATATGCCAGGTGCCATCTTTTAACTTGCCCCATTGGGCCTTGCAGTAATCGCAAAACACCCCGGAATTGGCGCGGCGTATCATCCGTGGTTTTCCTTGTATCGATTAAAGCTGATAGAACGGCCGCGATGGTAGCCGACTCTTTTGCCATCTTTGTGGCCATAGGCATAACCTAATAAAGCCCATAGATAAGCTTGTGTAATAACTACTACTACTATTCCTAAGAATTCCATTTGTGCCCTTTCTTGCCTAGGATTTCTAGGCGTGTAAAGGGTCGCATCTCTGGCCTTGTGCCGTCAAGTATCGACACGCTAGGGCGCTGGTTTATCCTTTTTTGAGTCCTTTAACCCATTACTAGCTAATACGCCGCCAAGTGAACCAGTTAAAAATATGGCTAGGGTTTTAAGTAGATCAATAAATGCCGCATCGTTGGGCGCTTGGGCACTGACGGGTTGGGTAACGAATATCAGGGCATAAACGATGCCTAGGGTAACTATAAGGAAAACGACGGAAAGTGTAATGCCGATAAACAATATGAGCCGAGCTTTAATATCTTCTGGCCCCATTCGCTTTTCGCTCATTGGTGTCCTTTCTCTATACCGCCTACTAAATCTTCGGTGCAGGTTCCGGTAACTTGGCATTCTGGCTTTTGGCATTCTGGGTTCTTCCAATTAGCGTATTCCTGGCATGGGTAGCGTGTGTAGCCGTCGTAGCGCTCGCAAGAAGTTAGGGCCAAGCATAATAAAATGCCTAGCCCTATCTGTAATAGTTTTACTATTTTGCAATTCTTCCAAAAGAAGCATCGTTAGGGTTTAATGCACGTAGTAGTGGCCCGGCTACGGCGCTAAGTGCTAGTGATGCTAGAAGCTTTGGATCAGTTTGCCCGGCGATGTAAGCGCCAAGAATTGCCGATAGGGCAGTGCGTAGATAGGACATTACTGCGGCTTGTAGTTTTGCGTTCATTGGTTTCCCCTTAATTGATGGTAGCGAACACGTATAATGTGGCCGTTCCAGAACTTGTAACGGCATATAAATCTTCCAAATCCGAAAGTGGAATTTGTAATTTATCTCCGTTATCTAATCGGTATCCATTATCGGTGGTTACATTTGAACCGCCAATATAAATTACGCCACTGGCACTATGTAGTTGGACTACCTGGTCTGCCCGGTTAGCCGCTACTACTATGCCCCTGGTTGTGGTTACGGTAAATACGTTAGTTATTGGCATCTGGCGCTACTTCCTTTGTCGCTGGCTTGGTGTATTTTGGGCGGCCATAGGCAATTACGAACACGGGCGGCCTTGGCTTTTTTTCTACTTGGCCACCGTTGGCCTGATTCTTAGAGCTTGTATTTCCTTCGATGCAAGTAATGGCGCTTGTAGAATTTACCTCTACCACTAGCCCTACGTGTTGCGGAATTGAACCCCGGCTAAAATTAAAAAATGCTAAATCGCCTACACGTGGTTTATCTCTTAAACGGTCCATTTGCTTAAACGCTTCCATGCCGTCGATAACGCTTACAACGTTTGGGATAGTAACCCCGGCCTTCTTGGCACACCACATAAGGAAAGAGCCGCACCATGGCTGGAAGTTATGCTTAGTAAAAGCGCCGTATTTTGTTTCGTTATCTTTCGGGCCTTCTACGTATCCGACTTCGCCCGTTGCTACTTCAACCATTCGGGCCGGAGTATTAAGAGCGGCTTTATATTCGTTCATATGGTGGAAGTATCCATCGGCAGGTTTCTTCATCAAATCCAATTTGATTATCTGGTTTTGGGGCTATAAACGCATCCCTGATTTCGTCATAAATAAAACCTATGCCAGCGTAATTCTTTCTAAAACCATTTGTTGTTGCGTTATATGATGTGCGTTTGCAGACTTGTTCGCGATAGTTACCATACCAAGTTTCAGGATCTAAACCATCTATAAGTTCGGTTTCATCTTTGCCAACGATTACTTCGGTAACAATGTTATCTTTATTTAAGAACGCGTAATGTGCCATCAAACTGTTACCGTTCCTGTTCCATCAGTAAATGTATAAATTGTATTGCCACCACTTGTAGTTTTAGCATAAGTTAGACCACCACCGATTGAGGTTAAATCTTTGAATGTTGATGGG